TACCGCGACGACCAACTAGAATGACGTTACGAAGGAAGTAAGGGTCAACAATGACATCAAACTTCTTGCTAAGGGAACCAGCCTTAACAGCACCGATTGAACCAGACTCGTCGTCGTGAGTTACAGAGGCACGGAAGCCGCTGGTGAACTCAAGGATGTTTGCCATCTCTGGGCCGAGGACCACAAAGTTAGCACCACCACGAAGAGTCTTACGGTGGATCTGAGCAGAAACATCGTTGATGGTTTCAACGAGAGTCTCGTACCACTCAGAAACGGTACCAGTAAAGTCAGGAGCAGCAGCAGTAGCACCAAGTTCAGCACCAGTCTGACGGTTGACAAAGAGGCCTGGGGAACGTGACCAGTAGTAAGTACCAGCGGTGGCACCGTTTACAAGGTCAGCAAGGATCTCGCGGTCAATTTCAAGAGCAATTTGCTCAGAGAGGATCTGGGTAAGCTCAACTTCGGCATCGAGGTTGTGATAAGCGTTAAGATCCTGACCTAGCTCTGGGGTCCACTTGGCCTTGAGCTTCTTGGTCTGAGCGGTAACTGCAATTGAGTCAACCTTGATGTCAATCTCAGGAATCTCGGCTCTGCCTTCCATTGGGTAATCGTAACCACCAAGAGCACCAACAGCAGCAGAACCAACAGTGATACTGTCAGCGACTGGGAATCTTGGAACACCAGCAGGAACTTTAGCAGCGAGGTTGCTGGCCGCAGTAGCAGTGGCGTCTCCACCATCAACGGTATAGACAAATCGAATTGCTTCAACAGAAGTCATAGCATTGGCGGCAGAAACCTTATCGGTAAGACGACGAATCTGAGTAAGGTCAGTCACGTCACTAAGACCTGAGACCTGGGCAGCAGCAGTAACATTGAGAATAAACGCTGAAAGGTTATCAAAGTCTGGAGTACCAACATCGGCAGTAATCTGTGACTTGGCGACATCGACTACAACAACACCAACTGTAGAATCAGTTACAGCGAGAAGGTCAGCATCATATCTAATTCTCTTGGCATCGGCCTCAGTAACAGAACCATCAAGTAGGAATACTCTAGTCTTTGTGGTAGCAGCAGCAGCAATATCTGCGCTTGTGCTACCAGTTGGTGAAGCATAAGCATAACCAGTTGCACCATCACGGAGTGGACCACTAAAGCCTCCAAGGGTGTTGGAATCAACAAGGTTGACACCACCAGTAACCTGTGAAGCTAGACGATCGGTACCGTAGATAGATCTAGTTCTATCAGTGGTGTTGCCGAAGCGACTTGACTGGGTGCCACTCTCACCAAGGCTTGGTGAAAACGTAAAGTCAAGGAAGAAGATGAGGCCAGATGGCAAGCTCATTGGCTGAACACTAACAAGGTCGTTAGCGATAAGTCCAGCAAAAACACGACGAACAATTGGGAAAGCGACGGTTACAAAACCCTCTACTTGGCCATTGCTCATTGAGTTAGACTCACGAAGAAGTTCCTTAGCTTGGTTCTCAAGTAGACGAGCCATTGAGTTACGGTTTCTTTCTGAGTCAAGGCCTTCGAGAAGACCAGTGCGTTCCCACTTCTTGAGTAGGGCATGAGACTCTGCTCTCATGTCACGATTAACTACGCCTTCAGTTAATCTTTCAATTAGTCCAGACATTTATACCTCCTTATATATGTTAAATACCTGCTAGTTTTTTCCATCGATCTGTAAATGGATCGACAGGCTTCTGGTCTTGATGACGAGAAGCGCGGATTAATTGGCTTGGACGTGAGATTGCTTCGCTAAGTGATTGTGGTCTACGATTTGGTGTAGACGCCACTGTGCTTTGAAGAGACTCAAATATTGTCTTTGCCTCTTTAACCGAACCAGCTTTGGAAATAGCTTCGACAATTTTAATTTTTTGTCGCTCATTCAAGGAGGTATTTCTAAGCACACGGTTCGTGTATAGTAAGCGAGCGTTTGAAACATTGACTTCCTGTAGGTTGTCTTTAGCTTGTTCCAAAACACTAACTAATTGTGAAATCTTTTTCTTAAGTGACTTGTTCTCAAAAACAAGTTCTTCTTGGGCTTTCTTCATGGCCTTAATTTCTTCATCAACACCAGTTGACTTTCTTGCGGCCAGCCCTCTTTCCATTTGATACTTCTTTTCTTCTGATCTCAATCCAGCCCAGCCAGAGAGATCGGCACCAGTATCAACTCTAAATTTTTCCATAATGGCTTCTGCTATTACATCAAGAGAATCTTCTTTTTCTTCTTCATTGAGGTCATCAGCTAACTCAATTTCTTCATCAAGTTCTTCGGCGTCTTCC